TCAATGAAGTTAGCATTACCCACAAATTACGCTTTAAAACTAACATTCCACTCGTCCCATGGCAAGAATTTGATACAAATTTAAAAAATGCCGGCAGAAGAATGATCGTGGATGTTAAATCGGCTCAAAATGTGAGTTGTATTCACATTAATACGGCTCAACCTTTTGTCGTAGGACAAGGATTTTTACCAATATGGCATTAACTACCATCCAAGAAAAACTTCTTGGGGCTTTTGCAACACAAAACAAACACTGGCCAAAAGATCAGCTTGATCTTGCCCTATGGCGAGTTCGCTGGGAGCTCACCGCTCTTGATCATCAACGAGAACCAGAGGACGGTCAGTACGACACTATGCTTATGCTGGCTGGTCGTGGTGCAGGTAAGACCTACACCGCTTCTAACTGGATTGGACAGCGTGCAGCCCTTTTTAATGGTACTCGCTGGCTAGTTACAGCCCCCACATCCTCGGACATTCGAGCAACGTGTTTTGAAGGTGACTCGGGGTTGCTGAACATTATTCCGCCTTCTTTGATTGACACCTACAATAAGTCATTGTTTGAGATCCACCTTAAAAACGGCTCAATCATCCAAGGCATTCCTGGCACTGAACCAGAGCGTTATCGTGGTAAGCAGTATCATGGTGCGTGGTTTGACGAGCTTGCCGCATTTGATTACCTTGATGAGGCATGGGATCAGGCGCAGTTTACCTTGCGTCTTCGTGATTCTCGTTTTCCACGAGTTCAGCAGATTGTTACCACTACACCTAAGCCTCGTGAACTAATTGTCGATTTGAACGAAGGTAAAGTTGGCGGCGATGTGTATGTGGTCAACGCCTCGTCTTATGATAATCGAGCAAACCTATCTAAATCGTTCTTTAAAGCACTCGAGACGTATGAAGGTACCGACCTTGGTAAACAAGAGATCTATGGTGCAATCCTTGACCCAGAAGACGCTGGTATTATCAAACGCAAATGGTTCAAACTCTGGCCAGCGAATAAACCATCACCCAAGCTGGAGTATGTGATTGCCTCGTATGACCCAGCAACCTCTGAAAAAACTGTCAACGATCCTACTGCTTGTACGGTGTGGGGCATCTTTGAAAAAGAAGACTCTGGCACCAGCATTATCCTCCTTGACGCTTGGGATGAGCACATGTCATACCCCGAGTTACGCCGTAAGGTGATCAATGACTACAAGGAAGTGGTGTATGGTAGCGACAACGACTTTGCTAAGGGTCGTAAAGCAGACCTCATACTGATGGAAGACAAGTCCGCTGGTATCTCCCTCATCCAAGAGCTCCAAGGCGCCTATGTGCCCGTACAAGGCTATAATCCGGGTAAAGCCGACAAAGTACAACGAGTGAACATTGTGGCTCCCTTGGTTGCCAAGGGTAAGGTGTACATCCCAGAAGACGTGGAAATTAAAAATGAAGTGGCACTATGGGCAAAACGGTTTATAAGGCAAGTGTGTTCATTCCCAGAAGCGGGAGGGCACGATGACTATGTGGATTCACTGTCACAAGCACTACGGGTGCTCAGAGACTCTGGATGGATCCACCTTGACCCGTTACCAACAAGGGATCACTCGTACAGTGACGATGAGGCTTCCAAGAAACGATACAACCCCTACGCACAATAGGGCGGAAACCTCCTTGTATTTGCATAAGTAGTAATAGACATGAGCTCTCCGTTAATCAAATCTCCTATTGAAATGCTGTACGAGCAAGCTGGCATACCTCATATGTCTGGCGGAGGACAACCGCCACCAAACACAAAACCAACAAGGGCACAAGTTGCCGCTTGGGCAAAACAACATTTTGGGAATTTGCCAAACCCACCAACAGCAAAAAATTGGGCTGGTACAACACAGCAATACGTTCAAGATCAGTTAAAACAGTACGGCACGCCAGAGCAACAAAATTATGTTAAATGGCAAGATGATAGGCATACACGCCAACTTGCACTGCAAGATGAAAGCGATAAAGTAGTTCCTGTTTATCGTGCGGATCCAGCAAATCGGTTTAAAGGCAATAACGGGTTGGAAACACAACCAACCTACTTGGATCCAGAAATGATTCAAAAACAAATTGCGGCAATTAGAGCCGGTGAAAAATATGGTGTGCCACAACTAAGCCCACAGCAGTTAAAAACTTTTTATCCCCTTGAAGGTCGTAGCGACATGGGATTTAATGGCGTTGATTTTAATGATGCTAAAGCTTTAGCACTTGCAGAAAAGTTAAAAGCCGAAGGTCACCATCCAGATCAAGCATATTATGCTGCAGCTTTGTATAATAAAAACAATATGGCAAATCGTTTACATGCTCCGTTACCACAAGCATGGAATGGTTTTGGAACAAGCGAATATGGTAAGACAGGATTAGATTATAATAAAGCGTATGAAGCTTTTGGTAAAGTAGTAGATCATCCGCAAAATAAAGAATTTAATACTTTAATCGATAATGCGTATAACAATCCACAAATGCCACAACCGCCAAATACAACAGCGCCAACAGAAATGCCCCCTGTTGATACTATGGGAAATTCTTCTGGTATGGCTGCTGGCGGATCAACTAACAAACCTTTTTATGATATGAGCAGATTGCTCATTCAAAAACACCTTTCTGGAAAATAATTAATGGCCGCACCAAAGCTACCCATCCAAGCAGGTTCTAATCTTGAATCACTACAACGTGACGAAAAGATTGATCAAAGTGAATTAAGCGAGCAAGAAATTGAGGCTTATGAAGATGCGCTTGGACTTGAAGGCGACGACAAAGATTTAGACGAGGAAGTAATTGAATTGGATGACGGCTCTGTCATCGTTAATTACACCCCCACAGAAGGTCCAATGAAAAACCCCGAGTTTTATGCGAACTTGGCGGAAGAGTTTGATGAGGACACACTTCAGTCGTTAGCGACAGAGTATATCGAGTTAATCGAAGTGGATCGTCAAGCTCGTGAAGAAAGAGACAAACAGTATGAAGAAGGACTTCGTAGAACAGGTCTTGGAAAAGACGCTCCTGGTGGAGCAACATTTGATGGCGCTTCTAAAGTGGTGCATCCTGTCATGGCAGAAAGTTGCGTTGACTTTGCTGCGTCAGCCACTAGAGAACTTCTCCCGTCTGACGGCATTGTTAGATCGTACATCAAGGGCGAAGTAAACAAACAGCGTGAGGATTGTGCAGAGCGTAAAGCCAACTTCCTTAACTGGCAGTTAACAGAACAAGTACCAGAGTATCGTGATGAAATGGAAGTACTCGGCAACCGGTTGGACTATGCTCGTGCAACGCTTGCCAAAGCTAAAACCAATTGGGCAAAAAATTATTGGAAACAAAATGTTGAGCGACTATTGTTTCAGTGGCGTCAATTACCAATTTTACAAGACGGTAATGCACAAACCACTATTATTTATGATATTGTTTTAAGTGGAGGCAGAGTAATTGATCCTGAAACTAAACTAGATGCAATTAGAAATGTTGGAATCATTGCGCATCGTATCGCCGCGATAACTAATCAGCCATTAAAGGGGAAAGAATCAATTGATGTAAATGGATTAGTTGTTGCACCTGGCTTCATCGATATGCACGTGCATGGTAGAAGTAATAAAGAACAAGAATTTCAATTGCATGATGGACTAACAACCACTTTGGAATTAGAATGGGGAATAGAATTTTTGAAAAATTGGTACGCATCAAGAGAATCAAAAGCATTGATCAATTATGGAGCTAGTGTTTGCTGGCCGTTCGAACGTTATAAGGCTATGGGAAAATACAATGATAAGGTTCAACAATTTTATCAGTCATCTTTAAATTCAGAATCAAGTTTAGAAAATTTATTTAATACTATTGGAGCATCTTATACCGATTCTTTGAGCCTAGAGGAAACAAACAAAATGCTTTACAATATTCGTGAATCTCTAGCTGAAGGTGGTATTGGGATTGGTGTACCAATTGGATACCTACCTAAAAATAATCCAGGAGAAATGTTACGGGTATTTCAACTTGCAGCTGAAAAAAAAGCATTGATTTTTTCTCATGTAAGAGAAGCCAGTTTGATGGGTATTCAAGAAGCATTAGCTGATGCTATGCTCACTGGCGCTTCCTTACATATTGTTCATATCAATAGCATGGCCCTTAGTAAGGTTCAGTTAGCATTGAATATGATTGATATGGCAAATAAAAAAGGGTTTGATATAAGTACTGAAATGTATCCTTATACTGCCGCATCAACACTTTTACAAAGTGCCATATTTAATGAAGGATGGCAGGAAAAATTAGGAATGAAATATGAAGATCTGCAATGGGTGGCAACTGGTGAACGATTAACAAAAGAAAGATAGTATGGCTGGTCCAATAGGTATACATGTACGATTACATGATGGTATTGACGATGTTATAAAAGCTGTTGAAAAA